CGAGAAATAAGTAATCTCCAATTTTTCTGCAAATAGTCTTCTATGTTTACCATTTTATCTTCTAATTGTTTGGTATTTGTTTTCTTTGATATACTTCCCAATAAAATATTATTGCGGAGTCTAGTATATAAGAAATTGACTATTGCTGGGTCTAATTCTGCAATCATTGGTGGAGATCCCGGTAGCTGGCCCAACAGCCAGTCTTTCCATAACTTTTTGCCCCACATACTTCTTATCTTTTTTGATACGTCGCCGTTCAGTAATAGAGTTTCAATCTTTGACGCTTGAGTATTCACGTCACCGGCATCACGAAGTATGGTATTTATATAAGAATTAATGAAGAATAGCGGTACGTCTTCTTTCCATACCGGTCTCTCAATTAGTCCGTTGCTAGAATATCCTTCATCCCTAAATCTCGATATTTTAGGTTTCCTATCGTCCACATCTATTATAGTATTTTTTCTTGTTTCTAACAGGATATTCCATGATCCTAACTGAGATGGAAGAATCTGAGGTTTAACTTTCCAAAAGTTGTTGGTGAATTTTAGCCCTATTAGCTCATCGCTTATACTTTTGTTTTTTCCTTCTTTTATATAGAAGTTATGTGCTTTCTCTTCAGTGGGTTCACTTTTAAATGCACACCACCTACTTTCCCTGTTTATATTATAGCCTAATCCACCTATACTTTTGGGTGTAGCAAGTAATGATACTACCTTCTCTCTGGATATGTTGTTCCCCTTTGCAATATCTCGTATCATGTACTTTTCGACCATTCTACTATCGCACCCCCTTGATATCAGAGTCACCCAACTGTTTAGTTGTTCTGAAGATCTATTGAAACCCCTACTTGGCTCTGGACTAACCGGGTTTCTCCAAAATAAAGTGTTTATTGCTCTAGCTGGGTATCCAGTAACTCTGTTCGAGATGCCTAGTTTTCGTAAGAATTCATTTCGCTTTTTACTAATGAAGATTTTCTTCGGATTTACCACATAATCATTTTCCTGCATATATGATACGTAATTTATACAATCATCTAACAACGAAGAGTAAATAGTTATATCATCTCCAAAGTACAAATTACCCTCCATCATCGTATAATAATTGTATTTACTTCTCATATATAACTTCCACGTTTCGACTTGCA